ACCCAATTCTGATCTCCCTAATCCGTCGTGCTATGCCTAAGCTTATTGCTTATGACATCGCAGGCGTTCAACCAATGTCTGGTCCTACTGGTCTTATCTTTGCGATGAGAAGTAGATATACTAACCAGACAGGTAACGAAGCATTCTTCGATGAGCCAGACGCACAGTTCTCTGGTACTCAAGGTGGTACTCCTCCAACAGCAACAACTGAAAAGAACCCAGGTCTTATCAACGATGCTACTGGTGGTGGATCAACTGCTACTAACTATGACCTTGCTTCAAGTAAGTTTACTACTTCTGAGCAAGAAGCATTAGGAGACGGTACATCTACTGCCTTCATGGAGATGGCATTCAGCATCGACAGAATTGCTGTTGAAGCTAAAGGTAGAGCGTTAAAGGCAGACTACTCAGTTGAACTTGCTCAAGACTTGAAAGCAATCCACGGATTAGATGCCGAGTCTGAACTAGCAAACATTCTCTCAACAGAGATACTTGCTGAAATCAACCGTGAGGTTGTTAGAACTGTATACAGAGGTGCAAAACCTGGTGCTCAAGCTAACGTAGCTAACGCTGGTGTATTCGACCTTGACGTAGACAGTAATGGTAGATGGTCAGTTGAGAAATTCAAGGGACTATTATTCCAGATCGAAAGAGATGCCAACGCAATCGCACAGGAAACTCGTAGAGGAAAGGGTAATGTTATCATCACATCTGCTGATGTAGCATCTGCACTTGCTATGAGTGGAACTCTTGACTACGATTCAGGTATCGGTGGAGCAACAAACTCTCTTGGAGAGATTGATGACACTGGTAACACATTCGTTGGAACACTTAACGGTCGTTACAGAGTATACATTGACCCATATTCAGCTAACGTAAGTTCTGATCAGTACTACGTTGTTGGATACAAAGGTTCTAATGCATACGATGCAGGACTATTCTATTGTCCTTACGTTCCTCTCCAAATGTACAGAGCGATCGGTCAGGATTCATTCCAACCACGTATCGGGTTTAAGACTCGTTACGGAATGGTTCTTAACCCATTTGCTAAGGGACTTGCTGCTTTATCTGATTCAGATCCACAAGCTGCTGGTAACCTTAACAGTAACGCTTACTACAGAAGAGTTAGAGTTGCTAACCTAATGTAATCGAATATTACATATTCCTACAAGAGACCCTACGGGGTCTCTTTTTTTGTCTAGGTATAAACTCGTAGGCATTTCTTTTTGTTAAAATGTAGCGGTAAATACGGTGTTGATTTGCCTACATAATAGTAGGATTGGAGGAAACAAGATGAAACCAAACCCTCTATATCATGGGTAAATTAATTGGAGGCTTTTATGCACAACAGAGTTTCACATAACCAGTTAGCTGGTTGGAGTATGACCGATAACAACAGTAATTTAGAAATAAACAAGATCGACGATTACTTCGACTGCCTGATAGAATGTGCAGACTTACCCAATGCGTGTAGACGCATATGTAAAAACGTATTCGATTAAAACAATGCACTAAAGATATGGAAGGGGTCTAAATAATATTAGACCCTTTTTTTATGCATGGATGCCATCACAGGTTTTGTTGATGAGTATTTGAGTACGTTCGATCCTCGCGAAATAATAAAACCACAAGGTTGGAATAGAAATTTCTTTGGTGTACCTAACTTTAATAGAAAGGTTATGTACAAGGAAGGACAGTATCAAGTTGAGTGTTTGGACTGGCCACCACATGCTATCATCCCAGAGCATCGACATCCAGACATCGACAGTTATGAAGTATACATACGTGGCAAGATAAGTTTTAGTCATGGTGGTTACTGGATAGACAATCACCCAGAGCAACAGAAGATATGCAAAATGCGACACGATTTTTTTACCCTTCGTGTCTACCATGATGATATACATGGTGCCTTCATGGGTGATGGTAGATCCATATTCATGTCAGTACAGCATTGGCAGAACGGTGTCAAACCTAGTACAGTAGGTGAGAACTATGTTGGTGAATACAACATTGATGATGTGGAAGGACAGAGTACCAGAGGTAAGAATGCTGAGTTGACATGGATAGATGCTGCACATAACGAAACAAGTAAACCAGATTTCAGAAACTTCAGATTTAGTATCCACGACAAGATAAGAGATCCGAACGTTTTCTGGCTTGGATAAATACTACGGAGACCTGCGTGAACTAATGGAACCAAATCTTTTCTCTCCTAATAATCAAAACTTTCTATCACCAATAGGTTTTAAATTTATTCTTGGTAGGACACCTAACGTGGACTATTTTTGTCAGTCTGCATCCATACCTCAAGTGGAGATAGGCGTAAGGGAGATAACCACACCAGTCAAAGAGTACTCTTTACCTGGCGATAAGATGACCTTCGGTGATCTTAACCTAAGGTTCTTAGTCAATGAAGACTTGGATAATTACTATGAAATTTACAAATGGTTAAAGGGTCTTACTAACCCCAAGCACCAAAAGAATTTCGCAACGTATATTGCCAGTGTGGATGAGAAGGGTAGACCAGAAGAGTTTGATAGGATGATGAGTGATGCTCGTTTACTTATACTCAATAGTAATTACAACACGATATCTACTATCAATTTCTTTAACATCTTCCCAACCAGTCTCACCACACTAGAGTTTGATGCATCGGCAACTGATGTTAACTACCTCACAGCCGAGGTCAATTTCAAGTATACTTTGTATGAGATAACGGATAAGAATAATAATAAAATATGAACCTAGACACTTTGAATGACATGTGGGAGAAAGACTCACAACTAAATGATGAAAAATTAGATCATGACAGTTTAGAAATCCCCAAGTTACACGCTAAATACCTACGACTTTACAATTCCTTTAATACCTTAAAGGATCAACAGGAGTTTGAAGTCAAACGCACCTATAAAAATAGGTGGGAGTACTATACTGGTAAAGCGGAGAAACCATTCCCAATCAAACTCATCAAGACAGATGTACCTGTATATCTGGAAGCTGATGAAGTATACACTAAGTCCGTTCTTAAACTGAAGTACTATAACCAAATGGTTGAGGCATTGAAAGCCATTATGCAGGCGATCAATAACCGATCCTTCTATATTAAGAATGCGATAGAGTTCGCTAAATTCCTGAAAGGTTATGAAATCTAATGTATACATTCAGAAGAAGAACGAAGTATATCTGACTGTTGAGTGCGAACCGCACGTAGGTTACGAACTAGCAGACCAGTTTACTTTTGAAGTGCCTCAAGCCAAATTCATGTCAGCGTACAAGAAGAGGTATTGGGATGGAAAAATCAAGCTATTCTCCCCAGGTACAGGCGAAATTTATGTTGGTCTTCTCCCTTATATTACTGCGTTTTGCGAAGAGAAGGGGTACGAAGTTATCCATAGGGACAACGAATTTTATGGACTTCCACAGGAAGTGGATGGATTCATTACTCCCCAAGGACTAGGTGATTGGATTAAAACACTTAACCTACCACATAAGGTTAGAGACTATCAGTACAAGGGTATCTACGAAGCCCTACGTAACAAGCGTAAACTATTACTATCACCAACAGGGTCTGGTAAGTCTCTAATGATATATGCTCTGTCTAGGTTCTGGGCAGCAAAGAATTTACAAACACTCATAGTAGTTCCTACGACATCTCTGGTAGAGCAGATGTACAAGGACTTTGAGAACTACGGATGGGATTCAAAGAAGCACTGCCATAAAGTATATGCAGGTAATGATCCTAGGTCTGAAAAGGATGTGGTCATTACCACATGGCAGTCAGTATATAAGTTACCTAAGACATACTTTAAGAATTTTGGTGCTATAATAGGAGATGAAGCACACCTATTCAAGGCAAAGTCCTTGACTAGTATCATGAATAAACTCTATGACTGTAAGTATCGCATAGGGTTTACTGGTACTTTAGATGGTACAGAAACAAACCGCCTTGTACTCGAAGGTGTATTTGGGACTGTTGATAAGATAACTCGTACAGAGACACTCATAGAACAAGGACACCTTTCCGAGTTTGAGATCAAAGTACTCATACTTAAACATGAGAAGAGAACCTTTGACACCTATCAGGAGGAGATGGACTATCTTGTTGACCATCAAGGACGTAGTAAGTTCATACGTAACCTAGTTTGTGACCTATCTGGTAACACTCTCGTCCTGTTCAACTACGTTGAACGGCATGGTATGCCCCTTTTTGATATGATAAATACTAAGGTAGGAGAAGACAGAAGGGTCTTCTTAGTCCACGGTGGGGTCGATACTGAGGACAGGGAAAGGGCAAGAGAGATTGCCGAAACGACAGATAATTCAATTATAGTGGCATCCTATGGGACTTTTAGCACTGGTATTAATATTCGGAACTTACATAACGTTGTCTTTGCTTCGCCATCAAAGTCGAAAATCCGCAACCTCCAGTCGATCGGTAGGGTCTTAAGGAAAGGAGACCACAAGACAAAAGCAATACTCTATGACATTGCTGATGACATAGGAAAGAACTACACACTGAACCATCTTATAGAACGTGTAAAATTATATAATGAAGAAAACTTTAATTACGAATTCATTGATGTCCGAATCAGAGAGTAACATGGAAGATCAAAAGAAAGCAGAATTCTTAGCCGCCATTAAATTGGTGTCGGGCGAAGAACTTCTTGCTGTAATTGAACATGTACAGGATGAGAATGGTGACTACATGATAGTACAAAACCCCGTAGAAGTCGAAGAAGTCATGCTACAGGGTAATAAAGCAGGTGCAAAAGTGTCACCTTGGATGAAATTTTCACGCGAGGAAGAATTTCTCATCCCCAAAGATAAAGTTATAACTGTCGTTGAAGTAGATACAGAAGTACAAATATTTTATGCTATGTCTTTAAGGAGACTTAATGGAGATACTATTACAGATAGTAATGGTAGAATCTCTACTGTAGAGGAAGCTCGTATAAAACTAAATAAGATGTTTGAGAAGTAGCTATTCCTTGTCTTGAACTCGCACACTCGTATTGTACATCGAATTACAACACTTGTCAAGCCCCCATTGACTTTTTAATAAATTTTCGTTATAATAACAGTAACAAACCATACTAACATGGCAGTAAGAAGAAAGGTACAGAGTGAGCATTATGTAAACAATAAAGAGTTCTTGGAAGCACTCATCGTCTTCAAGGCGAAGTGTGCTGCTGCAAAGGAAGCAGGTGAACAGCGTCCTCAGATCAGCAATTACATCGGAGAATGCTTTTTGAAGATTGCTACACACTTATCATATAAACCAAACTTTGTCAACTACATGTTCCGTGAGGACATGATATGTGATGGCATTGAGAACTGTGTTCAATACATAGAAAACTTTAACCCAGAAAAATCCAAGAACCCTTTTGCATACTTTACTCAGATCATATACTATGCCTTTCTGAGACGTATACAAAAAGAAAAGAGACAGTTGGAAATAAAGAATAAGATACTAACTAAGTCTGGATATGAACAGGTCTTCCATACAGATGACAAAACAAGTTCATCAGACTATAATACAATTAAGGAGAACGTAGAGATAAGAATCAAGTGACATATCCCATTACAATCGTCGATGATTTTTTTGAGGATCCTGATGCTATCGTTAAGATGGCAAATGAATTAAAATACTATCCTCCTGATACTGGTAACTGGCCAGGTATGAGAACTAAACAACTTCATGTAGTTGAAGATAGGTTCTTTCAATACTTTGGTGAGAAGGTAATGCTTTTATTTCATGATAAAACTCCTGAGTATTGGAAGATGCAAACTCACTTCCAAAAGATATTACCATTTCATGAGGATCAATATGATACATTTAACCGTGGTTGGGTACATCAAGACCTTGACACTTACTTTGGTGGGATAGTATACTTAACAAAAGACCCAGAACCAGATACAGGAACGTCGATTTTTAAAACAACTACTGGATTTGCCATGCAATATGGTCATGAACTTAAGTTTAAAGAACGTAAGTATAAAGGAGAGGAAGTAGATAGACAGGAATATTGCCAAGCATATGATGCAGCACACCAACAGTATAAAGAATCAGTGAGGATAGAAAATGTTTACAATAGATTTGTCATGTTTAATAACCACACACATCATGGAGTACAGACTTTTGGCACTAAGGAACGTCTAACTTTAAACTTTTTTGGGATGGAAGTGACAGGTAAGAAACCTCCTTTAGTGAGGTCTAGATGAGATATCCAGGATTAATACCAGGCAAACAAAAAAACGTGGGCGAGCAAGAGTATGGTTGGTGCTATGGTAGGATGACCCTAGATGGTAAGAAGTATGTAGACCCTATGTTGAACTTCGGTTGCTATACATTAGGGTATGGTCGTATGCAGATCATGAACTATGTACGTGATAATATGTGTATTAAACCTGAGGTAGCAGAGAATTTTTTTGATGTTCAACCTCTTAAGTTAAACAATGCTGCATGGAAACTAGCAAAGACACTCAAGGGTGTCACAGGATATCGAAGTATCTTTGCATTGAGTGGTAGTGATGCTGTAGAAGGAGCAGTTAAACTTGCTAGTGCATATCAAGCACTTACTAATAAGAGAAAGAAGATAGTTACCTTTGAGGGTAGTTACCATGGATCTACCATGCTAACTCAGAGTATGGGTGGTGCTTTATTCGGTGACCCATTCTATACAATGGATCCTTATCAGAATATACTAAAATTACCAGTAGACTTCGATTTGAATCAATATGATTGGAGTGAGGTAATGTGTCTAGTAGTAGAGAGTTGCCCCTATGTAGACGCTCTCAGACCCCATACAGAGGAGTTCTGGAAGAAAGTGTCACAGATACAAGAGCAAGGTGTTATTATAATAATAGATGATATTTTTACAGGAGGAGGTAAGACAGGTAACTTTGTAGGTTGGAAGAAACTACCAGTGACACCTGACATCTTTACCATGGGTAAAGCAATTACAGGAGGTTACTTCCCATTGAGTATCACTTTATATAATGACAAGATACATCAGGCATTACCTAGAAGGTTTGACTGGGAACATGGATTCACTTATAGTTTTAGTTTACCAGGCATTCTAAGTTGTCTCGCATACATTCAAATACTTGAAGAAGAACTCCTTATGAAGAAGCATAGAGACATAGTAGTAAGGGCGGTTGACCTATTCCAAAATTTAGGTTATACTATCAAAGGACAGTTTGGAACTATAATTGAGATTGAACGTGAACACAGAGGAATGTACACCATTCCCATTGATGCTAATGAAGAATATTATTATGTACTGGAGCAACAACTGAAGTGAAGATTGCTATAATAACAGATCAGCACTTTGGTGCAAGGAAGTCAAGTAGGATATTTCACGACTTCTTCAAGAGGTTCTATAGAAATGTGTTCTTTCCAACACTTAAAGAACGTGGCATTACTACAGTTCTAGACCTAGGAGATACATTTGACAACCGTAGAAACTTAGATATATGGGCAGCACAGTGGGCAACTCATAATTATTTTGATGTACTCAAGGACATGGGAGTACAAGTTCATGCCTTAGTAGGAAACCACACAGCATATTTTAAGAATACTAATCTAGTAAACACTCTAGTGACTACAGTTGGAGAGTATGACAACGTAACAATATACACTAAAGCAACTGAGGTGGAGATAGGTGGACTACCTATTCTATTCATACCTTGGATTAATGAAGAGAATCATGATGAGACATATGATCTGATAGGGAAGAGTAAGTGTCCAGTAGCAATGGGACACCTAGAACTCAATGGATTTGAAGCACACAGAGGTTACATCATGGATCATGGTGCTGCTACTTCTCCATATAGAAAGTATGAGAAGGTATTCTCAGGACACTATCATCAAAGAAGCACCAGAGAAA